CAACAAGGCCGGAATTCCCGTAGGAACAGCCCGTAACTGGTTCCGGGTTTCCCGCGAGAAAGGCGACGACTGGGACAGGTTCCGGGCGGCCTCCCTGATGGTTTCTGGCGGCGGGATCGACCAAGCAATGGGCCGCATCATCGCCGCCGGCCTGATGCGCGCCGAGGCCGTGCTCGAGCAGCTCGACAGCGTCAAAGACCCCGCCGCACAAGTTGCCGCGCTGGCAGTTCTGGGCGACACCATTTCCAAGCTAAAAGCAGCGGGCAAAACCTTGATGGTCGATACCAACAAGCTCGGCGTGGCAATGGACGTTCTGCGCCGCCTGAATGCCTACATCACCGAAAACAAGCCGGAGCTGACGGGCGCGTTTGCCGAGCTGCTGCCGGAGTTTGGTAAGGAAGTGGCACGGGAATATGGCTGACATCACAGGGAGCGTGAAGGTTGACGATGAGCCGACAAACATCATCAGCCTCTCTGAAGCGAGAAACCGTTACCGCTACGACAAGTGTCGGCACAAGCGAATCCTTGTCGATGAAGTCAAGGCGGAGTGTGAATGCCGGGATTGCGGTGAGAAGCTTAATCCGATGGTTGTTCTGGCCAGGCTCGCCGAAGAGGAGTCGCGGCTCAAGTATCGGATTGACCAAATGCGCAAACTGAACCATGCGCTTGACGATAAGAAGCGAACCAAGTGTGAGCACTGCGGTCGGCTCACTCGCGTCCGAGTGACCATGCCATGAGCAAGAACGACCGCACCACCGAAAAAGAATTCCTCGCCGAGCTGGAGGAAATCGCCCGTGCTGCCCGTGCTGATGCCGAGGCGCGGGCCATCGGCCTTGACCCCTCGCCCGAAGCGCGTGCCTATCGCCGCCGCCGGGTGCTGCTGGACGGTGACTTCCAGTTCTTTGCCTACACCTACCTGCCGCACCACATCCGCCCGCCAGCATCCAACTTTCACCGGCACTTTTTCGAGCGCTTCCCGCAACTGCTGGACAAGCCGAGTGGTGCCAAGGAATGGTGGATTGCGCCACGCGGCGAAGCCAAATCATCGCTGACCACCAAGGTCGGCCCGGTCTGGTGCGCCGTGCGCGCCCTGCTGCAAAAAGCCAGCATCCGCCGGGAAATCGGCTGGCAGGATGACCGGCCCCTGCCGTACTTCATCGACTACATCACCATGCTGGGCGCCGAAACCAAGCTGCCCACCAAGCTGCTGGAAGTGGTCAAGGCCGAGCTGTGCTTTAACTCCGCCCTGATGCTGGACTTCCCGGAAGCCTGTGGCCCCACCGCGCAATGGAAAATCGGCGAATTTACGACCAAGGCCGGCGTGAAAATGGAAGCCTTCGGTGCCGAGCAGGCCATCCGGGGGACGTTCCACGGTGCCAGCCGCCCCAAGCTACTGCTGGGCGATGATCTGATTACCGACAAGGAAGCCAAAAGCCCGACCATGCGTAACGACCGCTGGGAGTGGCTGGAGAAGGCAGTCGACTTTCTCGGGCCGCCGGACGGCACGGTCAAGTTTGTTGGCGTGGGCACCATCCTGAACAAGGATGACCCTATCAGCCGGGCCAAGAAGGCCATCGGGCATTTGGTGCATCACTTCCGCGCCCTGGAAGAACTGCCCACCCACATGGACCTGTGGGAGCAGTGCCAAGAGGTGATGCTCAACGAAGACAAGCCCGCCGAAGAAGAAGCATCGGCGCGGGGTGAGGTGCTGGAGCAGCACCAGTTGCCGTCCTACCTGTTCTATCAGGCCCGCCAGGCGGACATGGACGCGGGCGCGAAAATCTCGTGGCCGGAAGTACGGTCGCTGTTTTGGCTGATGCGCCAGAGGGCGAAGAACAAAAAAGCGTTCGACACCGAAATGCAGGGTGATCCGCGTAGCGATGAGGACAAAGTTTTCGAGCCGATCAAGTTCTATGTTGGCCGCCTGGCCGACTGGCTCATGTTCGGTGCCTGTGACCCGTCGATGGGAAAGGGCGAGAAATCGGACCCCTCTGCGTTGCTGGCCGGAGCGTGGGACCTCAAGAAATCCAAGCTCCATGTGGAAGAAGCCCGGATCAAACGTCGCGTGCCGTCGGTGCTGGAACGCGACCTGATCGACTTCCAGAGGGAGTTCCGGTGCCACGCCATCGGCTTCGAGAACAACGGTGCATTCGAGCATAGCCGCCAGACATTCATGCAGGCCGGCTTGCGGCAATCGGTGCCGTTACCGCTGATTGGCGTTACTGCCACCGTCGAACAAGAAGTGCGGATCGACTCCCTGGAGCCGTACATCACGGACGCCTTTGAGCCGTCGATTCTGTTCAATCCCGCGCTAACGCAACTTCTGGCCGAGCTGGATAGCTGGCCGGAGAAGCAAAGCCATCACCACTACGACGGGCTGTGTGCGCTCTACATCTTGTGGGTTATCGCCAGCACGCGAGCTGGCGGTAAGTACGCCTACACCTCCGCCCGTCGCAATACCGCCCGCTTTTCCAAAGGAGCTTGGTAAATGCCGCCACGCATTCTTGGCCCTGACGGCCAACCCATTCGTACCGATGACCTCAAAACCCGTGTTGCCGTCCCCAGCTCGACCGGCGTACGCCAGGTGCAATCCGGCAACCCGGCTCAAGGTCTGACCCCGGAGCGGCTCGCCAGCATCCTGCGTAACGCGGAAAACGGCTACTCCCAGGCTTACCTGGAGCTGGCAGAGGTGATGGAAGAGAAGTATCTGCACTACCTCTCCCAGCTTTCCACCCGCAAGCGGGCACTGTGCGGCCTAGACATCGAAGTGGAGCCGGCGGACGACTCGGCACAGGCGCTGGCCCATGCCGACTACCTGAAGCTCACCCTACCGGCCATCAAGGCATCGCTGTTTGATATGCAGGATGCGGTGGGTAAAGGCTTCTCCCTCTCGGAAATCCTTTGGGACACCTCCGAGAAACAGTGGATGCCCACCGGGCTGGAATGGGTTGATCCCCGCTGGACGCAGTTCTCCCGGCTGGATGGCCGCACACTCATGCTGCGGGATGCCTATCAGCCGGATGGACTACCGCTGGCGCCGTATAAGTTCGTGCAGCACCGGGTGGCCGCCAAGTCCGGTTTGCCGATCCGGGGCGGTCTGGCCCGCGCTGCCGCCTGGGCCTACCTCTTCACCAACTACGGCCTCAAGGACTGGGTGGTATTTTTGGAGGTGTTCGGCCACCCGTTACGGCTGGGCAAGTACGATCCTCTCGCCAATGATGAGGACGTTGAAATCCTGCTGAACGCGGTCAGGGACATCGGTTCGGATGCGGCGGCGGTGATCCCCAATTCGATGGACATCGCCTTTCCTACGGCCAATGGCGGCAAGGGCACCAGCGACCTGTGGGAGCGCTTGCTGGAATACCTTGACCGGCAAATCTCCAAGGCCGTGTTGGGGCAGACGCTCACCAGCGACACCGGCAAAGGTGGCGGTGGCAGCTACGCCCTGGGCGGGGTGCATAACGAGGTCCGCAGGGACATTCTGCACGCCGACGTGCAGGCAATGGAAAGCACGCTGGCCCGTGACTGGGCCAAACCGGCCGTTGACCTCAACTTCGGGATACAGAAAGCGTACCCCCGCATCAAGATTGTGGTGGAAGAGCCGGAAGACCTCGCCGCCCTGGCGGACAACCTGACCAAGATCGTGCCTCTGGGTGTGCAAGTGCCGGTGCGCTGGGTACATGACAAGTTCAACATCCCACGGCCCGCCGAAGGCGAAGAAGTACTGACGCCGCAGGCCGCTGCCACGCTGGCCGGGAAAGACGGCGGCACCAGTAACGCCGATCCGGCCCAGCCCGCCCCGGCCTCGCACCAGCGTTCCGCCCACGCGGCCACGGCCGGCACACAAGCCGAGGCTGATGACGGGATAGATGCCCTGCGTGATCTGGCCTTGGCCGACTGGCAACCACTGATGCGCCCGGTCATGCACCCGCTGGTGGCAGCGCTGGACCAGTCACTGGCCCAGGATGAAACCCTGGAACAGTTCCGGCAGCGGTTGGCCGGCCTGGTGGGCCAGATGGATGGCAGCGCCCTGGCGGACAGTCTGGCCAATGCCCAGTTTCTGGCCCGGCTGGTGGGTGAAACCGGAGAACTGGGCTTACCGACCGATCCGGCACAGGATCAAGCGCAGGGGCCGGCATGACGCCCCCCAGCAACAAGCCGCCGCTACCGGCATGGATCGCCCTGGGCGCCAACCCTCCCGCCGAGGCGGTGGCCTGGTTTCAGGCGCGCAAGCTGTTGCAGCCGTCCTATGCCTGGGAGGATGTGTGGCAGGCCGAGCACGGCAAGGCGTTCACCGTCGCCAAGATGATGCAGCTCGACCTGTTGCAAACCGTCTATGACGCGGTGGGCAAGGCGCTGACCGAGGGCAAGACCCTGCGCGAGTTCTCCGCCGAGCTGCGCCCCCTGCTGGAGAAAGCGGGCTGGTGGGGAAAGAAGGAAATGACCGACCCGGCCACTGGGGAGAGTAAGACCGTGCAGCTCGGAAGCCCCGAACGCCTGCAACTGATCTACGAGGTCAACCTGCGCACGGCCTATTCGGTCGGCGCCTGGGCGCGCATCGACCGCAACAAGGAAACGCTGCCGTTCATCCTCTACCGCACCATGCGCGATGAACGGGTGCGCGCCTCACATGCCCGCTGGGAAGGACTGGCGCTGCCGGTCGATGATTCCTTCTGGAATACCCATTTCCCGCCCAACGGATGGCGCTGCCGCTGCTGGGTCTATGCCATCGACCAGGCCGGAATTGATCGCCTGCGTCAGGATGGCTTCAACATCACCACCACAGCACCGGACACGCCGACCGTGGAATGGGTCAATCGCCGCACCGGCACGGTTGAACAGGTGCCGGTTGGCATTGATCCGGGCTGGGGCTACAACCCCGGCAAGTCGGCCATGCCGCACCTGGCCAGCGCACTGCTGGACAAGGCCGCTGGTGCCAACCCAGCGATGGCCGCCGCCGCCGTGGCTGATGCCTGGCGCACAATCCCCGGATTCGGTAATGCGCTGGAAGAGGACTTTGCCGCGTGGGCTGCGGCGGTGGATGCCGCCAAGGTGGC